GCTGGCCTGATCTATTACGGGTTTAGCCGCGAAGAGTCTGTATTGGCGATTGATGACGATAGTGGTACACTCCACATTGGGATGGACTTCAACTTAGACCCCATGTCTGCCGTTATCTGTATTCGTAAAGGCGGGACGCTGATTGCAGTTGACGAGATAGTCATGTACGGGTCTAACACTGATGAAATGGTTGCGGAGATAATAAGCCGCTACCCTAGGCGCAATATAATTGTCTATCCAGACCCAGCATCAAGACAGCGGAAAACCTCTGCTGGTGGTCGCACAGATTTGTCGATCTTACAAAACGCAGGATTTAGCGTTAAGGCGAAGAACTCACATGCATTGGTCAGGGATCGTATCAACGCTGTGAATAGTCGTTTACTGTCGAGTGATGGTGGACGGCATTTGTTTGTCAGCCCAAAATGCAAGCAGACCATTAAGAGCTTGGAGCGACAGACATACAAAGAAGGAACAAGCGTTCCAAATAAAGACGACGGCTATGATCACATGAACGATGCCTTAGGCTACTTGGTTGAATACCTGTTCCCAGTTCGCACAGAATACGCTACGCCACAACCACAAAGGTGGACTTGATGAGATTGAACGCAGATACAACGCACCCTGATTATGATAAGTACGAAAGCCGCTGGGAATTTTATGTTCGTAGCTACATGGGTGGAGAAGATTACTTTAATGGCGCATACCTGACGCGTTACATATCCGAAACCAGTGACGACTACGACCGTAGGCTCGATCTAACACCATTAGATAATCACTGCAAAAACATAGTCCACATCTACAGCAGCTTTCTTTGGCGCGTACCGCCTACGAGGGCATACAACAGCGCAGCCAATAACGTAGCCCTTGAGCCTTTTTTAAACGATGCTGATCTCGATGGCCGCAGCTTTAATGCGTTTATGCGTGAAGCTCAGATTTGGTCTAGTGTCTATGGTCATGTATGGCTAATGATGGATAAGCCAAAGTCTAACGCTGGAACTAAGGCAGAAGAGTTGGCCCAAGACATCCGTCCGTATGTGACGATGTTTACCCCTGAGAACGTTTTAGACTGGAACTACGTTCGCACCGCAAGCGGTCGCTTTGAGCTTGATTACCTGAAGGTAAGAGAGAGCGTTATCCGTGTTGACGAGACCACTACAGAGACCTATTACCGCGTCTGGTACAAAGACCGCGTAGAGCAGTGGCACTCTCTCAATGACCTAGACAAGATGATTGAGGTAAATGACAATGTGCTGGGTCGTATCCCTGCGGTGTTCCTGCCTGCACAAAGATCGATAACCAGAGGAATAGGGATAAGTGACATAGCCGATGCGTCCTATATGCAAAGAGCTATCTATCAGGAACTGTCTGAGATCGAGCAGCTTATCCGTATCTCTAATCACCCGACTCTAGTTAAGTCGTTTGGCACAGATGCGAGTGCTGGTGCTGGCTCTATTATCAACCTGCCCGATGATATGGACGCACAGTTAAAGCCTTACCAGTTACAGCCTAGCGGTCAGAACCTAGACGCTGTACGCGCATCTATAGAAGATAAGATTCAGTCGATCAACCGTATGAGTCACATGGGTGCAGTGCGTGGTACAGAAGCCATGACGATGAGTGGCGTTGCTATGCAGACAGAGTTCCAGATGCTTAATGCCAAACTATCAGAGAAAGCAGACCTTCTAGAGTTAGCTGAAGAGCAGCTTTGGTTATTGTTTTGTGATTGGCAGGATGTCACCCCCGATGTGGAGGTGTTCTACCCAGACGCATTCGACCTACGCGACTACGATAAAGAGTTGATGTTCCTACAGCAGATGAGAGCCACAGGCGTTAAGTCTGCAACATTGTCTCAGGAGATCGACAAAAAGATCAGTGACCTAATCCTTGATGACGAGCAGTTGGCTAAAGCCCATGCAGAGATTGAATCTGGCACTCAGGTGCTAGGCCAGTTTACTGAGCAGGTTCCTGAAGAAATCTAATGCCAGCAGACGTTGATCACGTTGAAGAGCTTAACCAGATAGCGGATGCCCATCAAAGGCAGTTGGCCGCAGCACTGGTAACGCTAGAGCAACGCATTGCTGATTTGCTTGCTACTGCACCTTTGCAGGATGGAAACCTATTCGACTTAGAGTGGGCTATTCAAGCAAGGGCTGAGATACGCCAGATAGTTGAGGAAGAGTATCTGGCTGAGGTAGACAGAATAATCAGAGAGTATACGGCTGTTGCTGCCAGCACCTATGAAATGCTGGGAACATACGGCACCTTCACGCAACTTGATCCACGCATAATTAGCCAGTTGCAGTCATTGCAGTTTCAAGGTTTCCAAGATATAGGCGCAGAGTATCTTGACGCTATTAGCCGAGAGGTATACAGGAACACGCTAACAGGCGCTAGTTTTGCTGCAAGTGTTCAGGTGATAAAAGAGGTAGCAGGCGGCAGGCTTTCTCAATATGCAAAACAACAGGTACATGACAGCCTTATGCAGTTCGATGCATCGGTTAACACTGCAATAGGTAAAGAATCTGGCGCAACTAAGTGGAAGTATGTTGGGCGTATAATCGCAACGTCTAGACCTTTTTGCCGAGAGCATGAAGGCGAAACATTTACTGATGAAGAAATTCAAGATTTGTGGTCAGGCAGTTGGGCTGGTAAAGCCGCTGGTGACCCTTTCATCGTTCGCGGTGGTTATAACTGCGGACATCAATTTAGACCAGTATTTGAAGAGGAATTATAATGCCAGCAGGTAAAGGTACATACGGTAGCAAAGTAGGACGACCTAAGAAAAAGAAGAAAAAAACCAAAACGTAAATTTATGATAAACTAAAGATTCACCAATACTCTTTAAGAGGCACGTTACATGAGCGATGAAATCATGGAAAACCAAGCAGAGACTGAAACTGCGGCAGTAGAAACTCAGGAAAGCAAGACCTTTACTCAGGAAGAACTAGACCGCATTGTGGCGGATCGTGTTGCTAGAGAGCAGCGCAAGTTCGACAAAAGACTGTCTGGCGTAGACCTTGATGAAGCTAAAGACCTGCTGGCAAAGAAAGAAGCCGCAGAGCTAGAGCGACAGAAAGAGCGCGGGGAGTTCGATAAAGTCCTGAAGCAAACGGTCGAGAAGAAAGACATGGAGATACAGAGTTATAAAAGCAAGCTGCAACAGACGCTAGTAGATGGAGCGATTCTTGGCGCAGCTTCTAACAATAACGCTGTAAACCCAACTCAAGTTTCTCAGCTACTTAAAACCAATACACGCCTGTCAGATGACGGCAATGTAGAGGTGCTAGACGATAACGGTACTCCGCGTTACAATGACAGCGGTGATCTGTTATCAGTTAATGAGATGGTAGCAGAGTTCTTGACAGTAAACCCACACATGGTCAAAGCCTCCCAAGGCGGCACTGGCTCGATGGGTAACGCTGGTGGCTCGACACAGAAGCCTCAATCTGTGGCAGATATGGTTGCTAACTGGAGCGATGGCGGCAAAGAAGCATTTGCTGCTATGAAACGAAAGTAACCACCAAACCACAACTTAATTTTATTTAGAGGCATTATCATGGCTGCAACAACTTCAACAACTCTCGACGACCTGTTCGTCAATATCGTCGCTCAGGCTCGTTTCACTGCCGAAGAGCAATCACTAATGATGGGTCTGGTTACTCAGTACAACATCCAAGCCCAAGCTGGTAAGACCATTCAGGTTCCTAAGTACCCAGCAATCGCTGCTGCCGACTTGACCGAAGGCACTGACATGACCAGCACAACTGTATCTACTAGCTCAGTTTCTGTAACTGTTGGCGAAGTAGGCGCACAGGTTCTGCTGACTGACATGGCTACCTACGGTGACGGCAACCCTGCTGTTGAGCTGGGTACTGTTCTTGGTAACGCTATTGCTACCAAGATCGACACTGACCTGATTGCCCTGTTTGACGGCTTCTCTGGTTCTATCGGTACTGCTGGCGCTGAAATCACTGTAGCTGATCTGTTCAAGGCTGCTGCTACTCTGCGCGCCAATAAAGTTACTGGCGTGATCAACGCTGTTGTACACCCTTATCAGGCTTACCAGTTGAAAGCTAACCTGACCAACACCTTTGCTAACCCCAATGGTGGCGACTTGCAGAACGAAGCAATGCGCAACGGTTATGTTGGTACTATCGCTGGAATCAACGTATACGAGTCATCTAACGTAGCTATCGACGGTAACGACGACGCTAAAGGTGCTGTATTTGCTCCTGAAGCTCTGATGATCGCTATGAAGCGTGACTTCAACATTGCGCCTCAGCGTGATGAGTCTCTACGTGCCTTCGAGCTTAACGCCACTGCTGTATATGGTGTTGCCGAGCTTGACGATGCATTCGGTGTTGAGATTCTGTCTGACGCTGCACTGTAAGACTGACTGCCCCTTCTTCGGAGGGGGCTTTCTTACGAGGTTTATATGGCTATAACTTATCGCGGTGAAAGGTTCGAGGGCTACAACAAGCCCAAGCGCACCCCCAAGCATGACAGCAAGAGCCACGCTGTACTTGCTAAAGAAGGCGACAAGATAAAGCTAATTAGGTTCGGTCAGAAGGGTGCAGACAACAAGCCTCCCCGCCAGAACGAATCAGAAGCAGACAAAGCTAAACGCAGATCGTTTAAAGCTCGGTTTGCTAAAGACATAGCAAGAGGCCGCAAAGATAAAACAGCTTCAGCGGCATACTGGGCAGATAAGGTGAAGTGGTAATGGCTTACTCAAGCGACGCAGATTTATTAAAACTGATTCCCGATATTCTCGATCTAGGTATCGAGTCTTTTGTATTGGAACACCCAAAAGCGCAGGCAGATAT